GAATAACTTTTAAATGGTACAGATTGTTTAGCGAGTTCGCATGCAATAGCTCCACTATCATATCCTGAGCTTAATCCTACAAACATGCCTTGCTTGGTATTTTTACTACGTTTACTTATACTAACACTAAAAGCATTTAACCAATCATCATATATATTTTTGTGTTGATTAAGATCAAAATTATAATTAAAAATTTTATCTATTTGGGCAAATGTTTTATTATCAAATATTAAAGTCGTATTAGCAAGTAATTTCTTACTATTTTTAAAACCTAACCCTTCGAGTTGACTCTGATAAGATGAAATACAAAATTTATTATTTAAAAATTCATACCATAAAGGCTTTGTAGCAAATGTATCAGTAGCTAATAAAATTATATTTTTTGAAAAGTCAATTAATACTATGGCAAATTCTCCATCTAGATAAGATGCAAAATATTTTCCATTTTCAATATAAGAATCTATTATAGATTCGCCATCTGAAGAATAATCTCCTAAATCTTTATAATTATAAATTTCTCCATTAAAAACACAAGCTATATCATTTTTGATAAAAGGTTGGGGTGTATAATTACCAGTAATATGTAGTAAATTGTGTAAGAATTCTATATCATAAATTATTTTTGTAGTTGTTAGGTCAGGACCTCTTTTTTGACAAGTGTTATTGACAGTTAACAATTTATGGATATTTGAAACTCCGAATCCGCACATTATTTTTCCAGCCAGTAAACACCAATTTTTTTTGTTGCTTTATGTTTTTTAATATGCGGAAAACTATTTAATACTTCATCATTAGTCCAGTTGTCCTTAACATGAATTTCATAAGGATTACCTCCTACTGCATCCTGTGGCATATGTTTTACAGGAATTGAAATAATTACGTAGTTTACATTTTCTAAAGCATGATTTACTGTTTTTTGTGCGTCTTCTTTAGACATGTGTTCTAATATATCGCCAAAAATTACTAAATCAAATCCTTTGACTTTTTCCCAATCGAAAGTTCTTACATCTTCATTGTAGATATGATCATATTTTTTGTTTAGTGAATATTCTTCGATATAAGGAGACCATGCTTCAACTCCATACCATTGGGCAGATGTAAATAAATTATTTTTATCTTTGCATAATGTTGGATAGGTTCCTTCACCGCAACCTACGTCTAAAATTTTACTTATAGAGCTTTTATTCTCAGTTAACCATTGTATAATTGTGTTTTTTCCGTGATCAGATGATGTAGGCAATTAATTCTCCTTTGTTATATTATCAAAAATCGCATCTAAATATTCTTTGCTCCGATGACCTGGAAAATCTATCATCACAGTGTCTTCTTTTATATCAAGTCTGCCATCGTCACCGACATCAGCTAGATATTTTTCTCCATAGGGAAATAATTTTATTTTTAATTTTCCAAATTCAAATATTGTTTTTTCTTTGTTAGATGTGTGATATTCTGATACTATGCCTTTTTGTTCTAGTAATAAGCTGATACTTTTTTGGTCAGCAAACCATTGACGTTCTTTTTTTTCGAGCGAAAAACAAATTTTTTCTCTCTGCTTAAAAAAATCATTAATATCGTCGTTATTGTTTTTGTTTTTATTAACTAAAACTATAGTCATGCTTAAATTTAATCTATGGGTAGGATCAAATGTAGGGAAAACCCAAAACCCTAAATCAAAATCTTCTTCAAAAAATTTTCCAACAGAGTTACAAATCAAATGATCAGCACCTGCTAATATTATTTTACCAGAATTTTCTAAAATAAAGTTGGTATTAGCCCTTGCTATTGCTTCCATTATTAGCAAATCTTTAAGATCATTCCTAATAATAAGACAGTCTAAATCTGTAATTTTAGAAAAAGTATCTGTAGAAAGGATAAACTGGTGAGATGGATTAAACTTATAAAAAGTACTTTTTAATAAGCTTAAACATTTAAGGTAAGTAAAAGTTTTTAAATCTAACCTTTTTACTAATTTTTTAGATTTATCTTGAGATGATAATTCTTTATAAAAACATACTAGTTTAATCATTATTATTTAAATAATTTTGAATTACTTCTGTTTTCCATAATAACATTTTTCGTTTAGGAAAACCTTTAATATAATCTTTAATAGAAACCAATGGAGGTCCAAAGTTAAAAGGACTTTCTAAAAAGTTTAATGTTCTTCCGTTGCCTGTATTTATATCTTGAAAATTATTGTAACCTTCAAACCAATTACTTGTCATTATGTATTTAGGATTAGATTTTATAATATTTTGAAATGCACTTCTAATATCGTTGAAACTAAAATGTAATAAACAATCTCTTATAAAAAATAAATCAGCAGTTGGTAATTTGTCTTTAGTTATATCCAATCTAATGAATTTAAAATGAGGATATTTTATTTGTACATTTAAAATCATATCTGATACAATATCAGCTCCAATATAAGTAAACCCGGATGGAAAATTTATTGTAGACATCCATGAAAAATCTCCACAAGGGATATCTAACATGGAGTTTATATCGTATTCGTCTAATACATTAGATAAATTTTTACGTAAATGTTCTGTATATTGTAATGTAGATCCTGGTCCACAAGGATGTTGTGTCCATTTTTTCTTTTTAATTATATTATCAAAAATTTCTTCCATTAAAACTCGTAATTAAAATTTTTAACATCCTCTGGCCACAAATCATTAACTAGCTTTATTAATAGATCAGATGTGTAATAATCGCGGTAAGGTTTCTTATTTCTTGTTTTATTTAAAAAAGGTAAAGGCTCGAAACAATTTAATTTATTTTGAACTTTTTTAAAGTCATTATTGATATTTTCTAATTTTATAATGTGATCGCAATCATTTGCCCAATAAGATTGTGAATAACGTTTGGTTTCGTGTAACCATCCTTCAAACCCAATTTTTTCTAATCTTTCAATATTACTTTGTTGTAATTTTACATCATACTTTTTTTTTGGTATTTTTGATAAATCAGGATTTTGATTTACCATCTCAATTCGTACTTTTGCTACATCAATTTCAAATGTATACCAACTGACAGCATAATCCCAAGGATTTCTAACTGTGCAAAATGTCCAGCCAGTATTTCCAAGAATATTTTTTGTTTCTGATAATGTTGCATGCTGATTTCTTTTTGTAGACTGGGTAGGAAAATGTTGCTGCAACCAGTGTGTTACACTATTTCCACCTGTTTTAGGAATATGTATAAAAGTACAGTGATACGGAGTTTTAATCATCGTGGCCATAAATTTTACCTATAACTTTTATAAACTAGCGTCTTCCATTCCAGCTACTCTTAATTTTACAATATTTGTAATTTGCCACTGTTTTTGATCAAGTCCTTTTAATATGCCTAGCCATTTATTTCTTAATAATGCAAATTCATTTACTATTTTTTCAAAGTCAACCACGTCTGCTTCGCCGTCAACATATTTATCAACGTCTCTACTTGACAAGGCACGTTGGTAATTTTCAAGATATTTTTTAAAATAACTACTACGTAATTTCCGCAGTTCGATATTAAGATAATTTAATATAGCTTCTATCTCTTGTAATTGATTAAATCTATGTTCAACAATTCCAGGTAGTTCGGCTGCAAGTTTTTCTACATTTCCTTTAACTTTGCATTCTTGTTTTGCAGCCAATAGCTCGGTTTCAAAATCAGATATAGCATCGGGAATTTTTCCTATATCTCTAGAAACTTCACTATACCATCCCATATGTTCCTTTAATAATCTTCGTCACTGTCCTCGTCTATGTCAAGATAATAGGAAATTGCAATATCAAGTGTATTACAATTTCCTAATGAATTTTTTAAAGCTTCGTCTGTTGTACCAAAATCTGCAAGCAATTCTACAAAATGTTCTGCTGCAACTGTAAGCTGTTTTTTATCACAATGTTCTCGGAATAAACTCCAAATTTCAACTATCTGTTGTTCCGTCATCTTCTATAATCTCCTCTTCCATAGATGGAGTATTTATGTCTTTACGTTTATTTGGATAGTCTTGCATTACCATGTCAAGTAGTTCACCAGTCCAGTTTTTCCGATATTCTTTATGTTCATTACCTTCACTATCAACATACCGTAGTCTATTACCGTCCTTAACAAGTAATCCTTGTTTTTCAAATAAATCAACTAAACCACTATACGGATTCATACCAGTTTCGTAAGGAATCTTAACTTGTACTCCTTCGAACGGTTTTGCATAACGTGTTTTCATTACTTTACAAGCTGCACGGATGCCTTGTACTTCAGAGGTTTTATTTCCGTCTTCGTCTTCTTTTAGTTTAAGTTTCTTCATTGCAACTACAATACTACTTGCATAGATAAAACCTTGTCCGCCTGAAATTTTATCATCAGGATCAAACATATCTTGACTTGCGTATGTGTGATTAGTTGCTACAAGTCCTACATTATGACTGCCGAACATGTTTACACAATTCCTTACAAGTGCAGTAAGTGCTTTAGGTTTCCTACCCATATCACCTTTAAGATCGCCCTTGCCAAATTGATCAACATCAGTTGGTGTTAGTAACATGCCTAAACTGTCGATAACAAACAATACCTTAGGTTTGTCTTCTCCTTCAAGATTTTTGTAATCATCAATAAAGACTGAGATAGTTTTAGCTACATCGTCAATCATGCTCATGTTTAATTTAAGTAGCTTTTTTTCGCTTGTATCAACGTTTAAATTCCTAAGCCAGTCTTCGTCAAGTGCATTCTCACTGTCAATAAGCACAACAAAAATGTCC